GGCTAAAAGTAGACTCTCAAGAGAAAACAAACAAGTAGAGATAAGACTCTACTATGATGAAAGAGGTCTTGATCGTTACTACGGTCTTCTTGAGTTGGGAGAACTTGGTGGTTTGTGGAAAAATGTTGCGGGTAGATATGAAATAGATGGTAAGAAAATATATGCAAAAGAAATCTATAAAAATCCTGACAAATATTTTACAGATGATATAATGAAGAAGTTAAACGATATCTCAATTGAACAGTTTAGTTATGGAAAGAATTGAAACTACTATTCTTCAAAACTTAATTTTCAATGAAGAATATTCTCGTAAAGTTATTCCTTTCGTTAAACCAGAATACTTTGATCAAAGATCTGAAAAGATAATATTTGAAGAGATAACTAAATTTATTGTTAAGTATGGATCTGCAATCACAGTTGAAGCACTCAATATTGAGACTGAAGGTAGAGTAGATCTGAATGAAAACGAAGTAAAAGAAGTCAGAGATATTAATAATTCTTTTGTAGAATCTACTGTAGATGATCAGTGGTTACTTGATGTAACTGAAAAATGGTGTCGTGATCGTGCTATATACTTAGCATTAATGGAATCAATTGCACTAGCAGATGGACAAGATGACAAAAAAGGAAGGGATGCTATTCCTAGCATTCTCTCTGATGCTTTGGCTGTTTCTTTCGATAATAATGTAGGACATGATTATCTAAATGATTATGAAGAAAGATATGATTTATATCACAGAAAGGAAGAACGAATTCAATTCGACCTCGACTTCTTTAATAAGATTACGAAGGGTGGGGTTCCAAATAAAACACTCAATATTGCTCTCGCTGGCACTGGTGTTGGTAAGTCTTTGTTTATGTGTCATGTCGCAAGTAGTGTGTTACTCCAAGGCAAGAACGTATTATACATCACACTTGAAATGGCTGAAGAAAAGATTGCAGAAAGAATTGATGCTAATCTTTTAAATGTATCCATACAAGATATTACAGATTTACCTAAACCGATGTTTGACAAGAAGGTAAATAGTATTGCAAAGAAAACACAAGGAACGTTAATAATTAAAGAATATCCAACAGCATCCGCACACTCAGGACATTTTAAAGCTTTACTAAATGAACTATCATTGAAAAAGTCTTTTAAACCTGATATAATATTCATAGACTATCTTAACATATGTGCATCAAGTCGTTATTCAAAACTAGGCAATGTCAATTCTTACTCCTATATTAAAGCGATTGCAGAAGAACTCCGTGGTCTTGCAGTTGAAGCTAATGTACCTATCATCTCCGCTACTCAGACGACTCGTTCTGGCTATGGTAGTAGTGATGTCGATCTTACTGACACAAGTGAGTCCTTTGGTCTTCCAGCCACTGCTGATCTTATGTTTGCTCTTATATCTACTGAGGAACTGGAAGCGTTAAATCAGATTATGGTTAAACAACTAAAGAATCGTTACAATGATCCAACCATTTATAAAAGGTTTGTCATTGGAGTTGATCGTGCAAAGATGAGATTATATGACTGCGAACAGAAGGCACAAGAAGATATTCTTGACAATGGACAAGAAGAAGAGTATAATAAAGAGGACAAAAAACCTAAAAAGTCATTTGCTGAATTTAAATTTTGATAGTTCAAAGAGTTAAATGGTCAAGTGCCACTGTAATTCTTGTTGCTATGGTTTTTCATGTAATGGGATGGACTCCTTGGAATAGTATACTACAAATGATTGGTGCTGCAGGATGGGTTTATGTTGGATTTAAAACGGGAGAACGTGCTATCATTTTGAATTTTCTTCCACAATTTTTCATTATTATACCTGCTCTTATTATCCTATATTTTATTAAATAGTTTTATGTCTGGAGATTACGAAACACACAACAACCAACAACCTCATATAAACTATGCAGGAAACAAAGTTGACTTGGATAAGTATGCTTTATTCGTGGATGGTGTCACATCCGATCCCAGTAAAGATTATCAATCTTTCCTTAAAAGTCTTAGTACCCTTGACGGAGAGGGTTCCAATATTCACAGGCTTCTTACTGCTGCTGTTGGCATCAGTGCTGAAGGTGGTGAGTTCATGGAAATCGTTAAGAAAATGGTTTTTCAGGGTAAGCCTTGGAATCATGATAATCGGGAGCATCTCATTATTGAGTTGGGAGATGTTATGTGGTACGTAATGCAAGCATGTAAAGCACTACATGTAACTCTTGATGAAGTGATAGAATGTAATGTAGATAAATTAAAGAAGAGATATCCTGGTGGAGATTTCGATGTTCACTATTCAGAAAACCGTAAGGAGGGAGACAGATGAGAGAACAACTAATCAAAGCACTATTAGCACACGCACAAGGTGACATTGCGAAACACAAAGCAAACATTGAAGTATATCTTGCAAATCCTGTGGGTATTGGGGAGCATTCAAATATTGTAGAAGCAATCGAAGGAGAGTTAGACATGATTGCAAAGTATCAAGATCAGATAGACATTATAAATAAATACTTCAAAAAGTAGAAGTAAAGTGGCAATTAGTAATAAAGATGTTGAGGTATTAAGTGAAGCACTGTTTTGCTACTATTTTGCCATTTATAGAAAAAACAAACAAGGAATTTATAATCATGCTGAATGGAATTTTATAAAAAATTCTGCTGATTTATTATCTTTTACAAATAAATTTGGTATTACATCAATGGTGGATCATGTTAATAATGATCCAGCATTTGTTTCTAGACTTCCTAAAGTCTTAGAATTTTTAGTAAATAGAAAATCATTTTGGGCAAATGCTTTAAAATCTCAAATGCAAGCATTTTTTACCAATGCAAAATTAAAATCTGGTGGTAATTACTTTATTATGAGAGCAGATATGATACCCAAAGATTATGACCCGTATACTGCTTATAATGAATTATCACAAAAGGTAAGAGGTAAGTTAGGATTTAGAGGAACTATTGATAAAGATAAATGGAATCCATCAGACGTTTGGATATTTACAAAACAATCAGCAAATTCTTTAAGAGATTTTATATCTTTATTTAAAAATCAACTTCTCAATCAACCAGAGTACTCAGTTAAGATGATGGAGAAGTTGAACAATAAAATATATTCTTTGTATAAAGAGGGATCTCTATATCCTGTATCTTTGAAGGCACCCACAGGAAATGCCAAGGTTGTCTTTGAAAATGATGTAACATCTGATATTGTTAAAGTTGTGAAATATGACGAAATAGATTTTTCAACTAATAATCAAGATGCAAAAATTAAATTTTCAGTTGATCTTGTGGATAAGGAGAGTGGTAGGAAAATTAAACCTCAATACATTAAAGGTATTATAAAGACTAAAACTGTATTGTCTGGAGGGGCAAGACTTGAAATAGAGGCAGGAGGTGCTGCTCGATATGGATCTATGGGAACTGAAAACTATCAATACTTAATAAGAGAAACAGATCGAAGTGGAATATTATCTTTAAATAGAATTCGAAATAAAAAAGAATTTTTCGATTTAAAAAATAAATATTGGACTAAAACTGGAGGAGCACAGTGGTTGGCTAGAGCAGAATATGTTAAAGAGTTTCAAAGAAATCCAGAGGGATTTAGAAAAGAAATAGAACCTTATACACAAGAATTGTTTAAACATATTAATGGAACGTTATGGGATTCTGCATCAATAGAAATGAAAGCAAGGAGTCCAGAAGAAGCGTATCTAAATAAAACACATGCAGGTGAGGTTGCTGTTGCTGTCGAGGATATTACATCAAATATAATGAGAGACATTACAGTAGAAAATTTATTTAATTTAGCAGCATCACAGAGTTTTGGTGCAGGGGTATCTTTATCTCAATTACAAACTAGAATGAAAATGCAAAAAAGAATGAGTAAAGAATTAAAGGAAGAATTTCAAACAATAGATGTCAGTAGTTCAAAGAAGTTATGGACTTCTTGTTTTTATCTGGTGGTGAAATAATGGCAAATTTAAGATCTGAAGTTGAACAAGCTATTGCAAATGAAGCAAAAACTTTAAATTTAAAAAGAGGTTATGGAAAAGATTTAAAACAGGGAAAACCTATAAGAGATGGTGGAGACATTGATGTATTTCCTAGTCAAGGAGATAAAGTTTTATATGTTGATTATATGGAGGGAAAACAGGAGAAAATAAATTTAATGATAAAAAATCTAGAAAACCAGTTTGGTGAATATGCTACTCCTGATGTTACAAAATCTTCATATAGATTGAAACTTGGTAATAAAAAAAGAAATAAAACAGATATTGTTAACTTCAGAATTTTAAAATCAGGAAATAGAACACCAACTGCAATACAAGAACGTGGATCTAATTACATACTTAATCTAGCCTTAGGTGTTAAGAAAGGTATGAAAAAATATAATTTTGGAGATAGTGCACAGAATATAACTGGTAATACAAAAGTATTTAACGGATTAAAAGAAATATTTACTTCTGCTTACGAAGAAAGAGTTAAGGATTGGGTACACACTTACTATCAACAACAAAAAGAATTTTTAAAAAAATATGAAGATTCTTCTTGGAGTGAATTTATATATGGCAATAATAGTTTTGTAAAATTTTTTGAAAATCATGTGAAAAACATTTACATCACCTTTGGATCATCTAATCCAGATAGACCAGCAAAGAAATTACAAAAATACGAGCAATGGAATCCATCTGATATTTACGCAGCATATAAAATGGATGTTATAAAAAATGAATTAGATGAAATTATAAAGGGAAAAGAAAATAGTAAAGGTGTAAACCTTTTCAGGTTAAATCAATATTTAATAAAATTATTTAATGAAGAAAGATTGGTTGGAATTTCTCTTAAAAAAATTAATCCTCCTGATAATGCAAAAATGATATTGCGTAACATTGATAAAGAATCATATATGGATGATGAAGTCGAAACTGAAAAATATACGTTAAAGGATATAAAGTTTGATATTAATGGTATTCATGATCGAACTAAAAAAACAGTATCAACTTATATAAAATTTGGAGATGGATATCAAATTGATGTGAAAGGATCCTCTTCAAAGTTTAATAACTTAGCATTTGGAACTCTCATAAAAGCTAAGTCTGCTGCTCAAGGTGGTAATGCACCAATTAACCTAGTGATTAGATTGATGAAAAAAAATGGTTCAAATATCACATTTAAAAATGATAATAATGAATATCCAACTAATGAATCAGAATTAGTATCACCAAAAGCAAGAATGTACGGAACTAAAAATTATGAAAAATGGTTCAATGAATTATTGAAAAATAGATATTTTACTACAACTGACACTTATAAGGAGTTTTATACATACATATCATCTCTATATCAAGAAGGTGATGGAGCCATTGCACAATCAAAATTAATGCAACTTCATTTTTATTACGATTCTTTAAAATCAAATACTTTAGGTAAAGATTATTGGTTAAAAATATTATACTTAGGTATGAAAGTTGGAAGAATATTTGCCCCTCATGCTAAAATATACTAATGAAAATACCCATCGAACAATTGATTCAATCCTTTGAATCAAAATCAACAAACAGAAAAGAAAGATTCAATGATTTTGTGTATCATTGTTTCATGAAATTTGAAGAATTAATCAAATCTCAAAAACGTAATCGTTTGAAGGATAAATATATTATTATGAGGCAAAAACTCATTAACTATCTTATCGCCAATGAAAGAAAGGTAACATCCAAACTTTTTATTAGATGAAAACATTTTCTCAATTTTTATTAGAGTCCACTCCTGTTCAACAGGCAACACGTCTTGGTTTAACAACCGATGGTCATGGAGGATGGTACGATAAAAACGGTGAGTTTGTAGCAAAGACAGAGAAAGGGCAATTAAAATTTTATAATAAGAGACAAAAAATAGGTAAGCAAGATCCACCACAGACAGATAAAGAAAGAAAATTATCACAGACAACTACATCTAAATCAGAAACAGAAAAACAAACAACTGCATCACAACCAAAAGGAGATCAACCAGTAGAGATGGTGCCTCCACAGGTTGAAAAAACAAAAGGAACTTTGACTGTAGCATTTGGTAGGTTCAATCCACCTACCACAGGACATGAGAAATTATTAAACACAGTTGCTTCTTCATCAGATGATGGTGATTATGTAATTATACCTTCACGTAGTCAGGACAAAAAGAAGAATCCATTAGACCCTGATATGAAAGTTTCTGTGATGAAACAAATGTTCCCACAGCATAGTGAAAAGATAGTCAACGATCCAAGTAATAAAACTATCTTTGACATACTAAAGAGAGCACATAATGATGGTTATGCTGGTGTTCGAATTGTTGGTGGTGCTGATCGACAGAAAGAATTTGATAAGTTAGTCAATACTTACAATGGCAAGATGTATCAGTTTGATAATATTGAAGTTCGTTCTGCTGGTGATCGTGACCCTGACTCTGATAGTGTAGAGGGAATGTCTGCATCAAAACAAAGAAAGGCAGCAGCAGAGAATGATTTTGATAATTTCTTAAAGGGTGTCCCGACTGCCATGAATAAAAAGGCAGCAAGAGAACTATTTGATAATGTTAGAAAGTCGATGAAAATTAAAGAGGGTTGGGATCTTTGGGAGATTGCACCTAAGTTTGATTGGAAGAACTTGCGTGAAAACTATGTCAACAAAAAAGTTTTCAATATTGGAGAGAAAGTAGAGAATCTTAATAATGGATTAGTTGGAAGAATTATTCGTAGAGGTGCTAACTATCTCATCTGTGTGACTGAAGACAAGATCATGTTCAAATCATGGATAAAAGATGTGACTGAAGCATTAGTAAATGGAACAAATCAATCAGGAGTTCCTGCAGATCAGAGATTAGTTGGTACGGATGCTCATCGTAAATACGTTGAGACAATGGTGCCTGGTTCTTCGTGGGGAATGCAATTCATAAATAAATATAGAAAAAGTAAGAACAAACAGATTTCCAAATGACAAAACCTATATTTGAGGAAGATTCTATTCAGGCTTCAGGAAGTGACGAAAAGGTCAGAAAACAGGCTAGACAACTTGCATATGATGTAAGATATAAAGTTAAGCAGTCTATGAATAAAGGTGGAGATACATCTGATGCCTCTATGAAAAGAGCATACTTACAGCAGTTAGGTTCATCTCCAGCACCAGGTGCAGTCAAGGAAGTTGCTAAAAAAATGTTGGTTGGTGAGGAATATGACTTTATTGATATTGAAGAAGAGTTGAAAATTTCTACACCTGACATCATGGATCGAATTTTTGTAAAGAGAACTCAACTTGAAGATGCACAGGGAAAACCAGCATACGAAGTTACTGACGTTGTTTTTGAAGAAAAAGATAAGCAATATAAAATTAGAGTTACTGATAAAAAAGGAAATAAAACTTATGTTCGCATGGCAGATCGTGCAAAAATTTCTGAATTAAGAAAGAGTCCTAACGTTGCATCTGTTGAATTAACAGGTTATGGATCTGCTGAAAGTAAAACAAAGTCTAAAAAATCTAAAGGTTTAGATCCAGTTGGACAAGAAGATTCTGATATTGATAATGATGGTGATGTTGATAAGTCTG